ACTACAACAGTTACATACCCAACAGCTGCTGAATTACTTGGCATTGTTGCTCGCGGTTCAGCTTCTGTTTATGCAGCAACAGCAGGACTTCCAAATCCATTTGCTCGCAACATGGTTGTATCAACAGGACAATGGTCAAACATCATGTCTCTTAACGATGCAGGTCGTCCAATCTACACAGCATCACAGCCAATGAACGCAGGTGGAGCAGTTGCACCAACATCATTGACAGGTAATGTTGCAGGACTCAACCTATATGTTGATCCAACAAACGCAGGCGATGGCGATGGAACAATCCTTATCGTGAATCCAGATGCATACACATGGTACGAGTCACCAACTTACCGCCTACGCGCAGAATCAACTGCAGCAGGACAGGTAACAATCGGCTACTACGGCTTTGGAGCAATTGCTACTAAGGTCGGCGCAGGCGCATTTAAGAATAACAAGGCGTAAGCCACACTAAGTCGCTCTGGGGAGTAGTAGCCCTCTACTCCCCAGAGTCTTTAGAAAGGAATCAGGATGGCGCTAACCTCAGTAAGTGAATTACGCACAACGCTCGGTGTTGGCACCCTGTATCCTGACGCTACGCTACAAGAAGTCTGTGATGCTACAGATGTGATTCTTTTGCCTATGCTTTGGCAAAATGAGATTTACAATACTCATCAAAGCATTACGGATAATGTGGCAACTCTTTATTTTGATTCAAGCATTTCTGGAACCTTCTATATTGGTCAGAGCGTGACAATCACAAAAAACGGAAGCCCATATAACGGAACAAAGACAATTACTGCCATTGGTTCTAATTCACTTTCTTATGCTGCTGTTGGAGCAGATCAAGCTGTTCACGCTATCCAACCTTTTGGAACTGTTGCAGGGTCAGCAACCGATTATTCAGCAGACACAGCAATACAGAATGCAGCTTTGATGATATCTGTTGAAATCTGGCAAGCGCGTACTGCGACCCTTTCAGGCAGTAACCTTGTTGATTTCCAGCCAAGCCCTTACCGAATGAGCGCACAGCTTCTCGCTAAGGTGCGAGGATTGATAGCACACGCGCTAAGCCCTAACTCGATGGTCGGATAATGCCACCAGTTGCTATTACGACACTTAGAACAACACTTGCCACAGCTCTAGTCGATAACTCAAAATGGCAGACCTTTGCATTCCCGCCTGCCACAGTATTGGCTAACTCAGTCATAGTCAGCCCAGATGATCCATACTTGACACCAAATAATAATTCTCAGATTTCAATTAGTCCTTTTGCCAATTTTCGGATAATTATCACAACCCCTTTATTCGACAACGAGGGCAATCTTAATGGCATAGAAGATTTTGTAGTTAGAGTGTTTAACCTACTCGCTGCATCTTCTTTGACCTATAATGTAGGCGCAATAAGCGCACCTAGCGTTCTCAATGCTGCTTCGGGAGACCTTCTCAGTTGCGAGATGTCCGTATCAATTCTAACAAGTTGGAGTTAATCATGTCCGATAACGACAAAGCAAACGCAGAATGGCTCGCGCGAATCGGTCAAACTGCAACAGCACCAAAACCAGTCACTAAGAAAGATGAGGAATAAAAATGGCACAGGGAATCGTAAATAAGGTTGGATTCAAAGTAGGAGCAACAGACCCTGCCTCAATCGATCTTAGCGCATATGTAACAAGCTTCACATTGACTCGTTCTGTAGATCAGATTGAGACCACAGCGATGGGCGATACTGGCCATCGTTATGTGGCTGGATTGCAAAATAACAGCATTACTGTTGATCTAATCAACGACGATGGAGCTACTGCTGTATTGCAGTCACTCAACACTCTATTTGCTACTAATGCATACTTTAAGTGCGCACTAGACAAGTCATCAACAGGTTCAGCTGCTAACCCATTTTACAGTGGGTTAATCTTGGTGGATACGATTACTCCTATTGCAGGAGATGTCGCAAGCTTAGGAATGCAGAGCTTGACTTTTCAGGTCTCAGGAGCAATCACAGTAGCAACCACAGGTACATTCTAAACAACTAACCAAAGGGGCAAATCATGGCACAGTTAAAAATTACATTTGCAGATGGAAAAGTAGTGCAAGGGGAAGTAACTCCTCTTATCGAATATCTATTTGAACAGCATTACAAAGTAGGATTCCATAAGGCGTTTCGAGAAGAAGAAATGCAGACACAAGTGTATTTTTTAGCTCATGAAGTTGTTAAGCGGTCAGGTGAGCCAGTAGATGCAAGGTTAGAGACTTTCATCAGCACTCTTAAAAGTGTTGAGGTATTGGACTCAGACCCTTTGTCTTAAAGCGCGATCTTCCATTCACCTACCTCATTGCTCGTCTGAGCATAAGGTTGGGGGTCGCGCCACAGCAGTTATTAGAGTTAGACCCGACAATGCTTCAAGCTTTGTTGGAAGGTCTTAAAGATGAAGCAAAGGAGATAAGCGATGCCAACAGAAATAAAGGGCGCAATCGCACTCCGTAAAGCTATCAAAAACTTTAGCCCAGATTTAGCAAAAGAAACTCAAAATGAATTAGGTTCATTACTTAAGCCAATTACGGCTAAAGCTAGAGGCTTTATTCCTTCACAATCTCCTTTAAGCGGATGGGGTAAAAGTAGTTCAACCATTTGGGGTACTGATCGTAAGTGGAGTACGGGCAAAGCCAAGCGCGGTATTGGGTATAAGACCACTCCATCAAGACCTAATGACAAAGGATTTAGAGCATTAGCGCGTATTGTTAATGCATCTGCTGCTGGTTCAATTTATGAGACTGCTGGTCGCTTAAATCCTAATGGTCGCGAACAAGCTCCTATGGCTAGAGTTGTGCGTGAGAGTCAAGCCAATTATGGCAAGATGATTCGCTCTGGCAACAAGCAACAATCTAGAAGTAATAACCCAGCAGCAGGTAGTATGTTTATTGAAGCTATGAATCAATATGGTCAGATTGTAGATGCCAATAATCAGACAGGTGCAGGTCGTAGGACACGCAAGATGAAGGGTCGCGCAATCTTTCGAGCATGGAAAGAAGATGGCGGTAAGACCAACGCAGCGGTTGTCAGGGCTATTGAAAACTCAAAAGATAAGTTCTACGCATCGTTGGGAGCAAAATAATGGCCATTGATCCATCCGTAGTCATTAATATAGCGGCAGAATATACTGGCAAGAAGGCCTTTAACCAAGCAGACACAGCTGCAAAAAAATTAACTAAGACTGTTGGTGATTTAGCAAAGGGGTTAGGTCTAGCCTTTGGAGCAAGACAACTTGCCCAATATAGCAAGCAAGCAGTCAATGCTTTCGTAGCTGATGATAAAGCAGCAAGGGTTCTTTCTCGTACTTTGAATAATCTAGGTCTAGCCTTTGCTGACCCAGCAATCAAGATTTTTATATCCGATTTAGAAAAGCAATTTGGCGTTCTTGATGATCAACTCCGTCCTGCCTATCAGAAGTTACTTACTACAACTGGAGATTTTCGTAAGTCTCAGGAGTTATTAAGAACTGCTCTTGATTTAAGCGCACAAAGTGGTGTTGATGTCGTTTCGGTATCAGATGATATTGCAAAGGCTTTTGCAGGCAATACAAAAGGCTTGCAAAAGTATGGACTTGGTTTAAGCAAAGCCCAGTTAAGTGCCATGTCATTTGAAGAAGTCCTTCTTAGAATCACAAAGATTTCTAATGGTCAGGCAGCTCTTGCAGCCGATACTTATGCTGGAAAACTAGATAAACTTAATGTTGCAGCTGCCAATGCCTCAGAAACTATTGGCGGTGCGTTAATAGATGCGTTTGCGACCTTTGCAGGCAATGGCGATATAGATAAAGCAACTGCCAAGATTGATTTCTTTAGCAAATTGTTGGCAACCATTATTTCTCCTAAACTTATGGAACAGGCTTTAAGCCAAGTTGATTTCAAGTTTGGGCTTATTCCAACTATTAAAACACCTTTAACTAATCGTTCAAAGAGTCCAGCTGGAACTTATGCCAGAAATCAGGCAGAGATTAAAGCTGCTGCTGCTGCTAAAAAACAACAGGCTGACATTCTTGCAACTAATAAGAAAACATTAAAATCGCAGCAAGATGCTCTTAAATTGGCTAAGGCTAAAGCAGTTTTTGACCTACAGAAGATTCAAATTGAAGCAGCCCTTAAAGGCAAGATTTCAGAAGAAGATCGTATTCGTCTCAAGCTCATCCAGGCTATTGAATCTGAAAACATTGACCAGATAGACAAATACACAAAAATGCTAGATGCTGTTCAAGTTAAAGTAACAAGCCTTCAGACTGTACTTACTGAGGTTTATTCTATGGATGCGGGCAATCCGTTTATTTCATGGGAAACTGGACTAGACGGAGTCAAGCGAGCTTTGATTGAAGTTAATGGTAAATCCATTGCATTGACTAGCACTATTGCACAAAACTCATTAGCAGCTGGACTAGCAGGCGGTGCATCTTTTGCGCAGGCTTTATCAGGTGCAAGATACGCAGCTCAAGCAGCAGCAACTGCTGGCATAAGTGGTGCTACTGGAGTAATGCCTCAAGTACCTACAGGAGGTAGTGCTGCTACTACTGGTTCACCAGCAGGCGTAACCATTAACACAAATGTGAATACAGGGATTGGAGACCCAGAAACGATAGCCCGCGCTGTTGAAGATGTCATTCGCCAAGCTGTCCAGCGTGGAACATCGAATCTGCTGCTACCAATATGACATGGCTTCCAGAATGGCGTATCACAGTAGGCACTACTGTTTATACAAATGTAACTTCAGTTAATGTCACCACAGGTCGGATTGACATTGATCGGCAATGTCAAGCAGGTTATGCCCGCATGGACATTATTAACTCAACCAATGCTCTTTTTGACATTGATGTAACGGATATTTTAACTCTAGAACTTAAAGACAGTGCTGGTGTATATGTGCCTGTATTTGGTGGCACAGTCTCAGATTTTAGAACTTCAGTCAGAAGCCCAGAAGAAACGGGTTATGTAACTATTGGTTCAATTCTTGCAGTAGGCGCACTGGCTAAATTGCCTAAAGCCATATACACAGCAGCAGTAGCTCATGATTTAGATGGTGAACAAATCCGCATTATTTTGTCAGATTTACTGGTTAATCAATGGCAAGAAGTAGCACCTGCCCTTCAGTGGGTTAATTACGACCCAACAACTACATGGGCTAATGCTGAGAATGTCGGCTTAGGCGAAATCGATACTGGGCTATATCAAATGGATAATCTCAGCGCAGATGATCGCAACACACAGACTTTAGTGACGCAGATAGCAGACAGCGCACTAGGTCTCCTATATGAGGACAAGCAGGGGCGCATAGCCTATGCAGACGGGGATCATAGAAGCACCTATTTAGCAGCTAATGGCTCCACCCAATTAGACGCAAATTACGCAACTCCATCTAGCGTTAAGTCCATTCTACAAATTGGCAAGATTCGTAACAGTGAAATTGTGCGTTATGGCAATGACTACGGCAGCACTTACTCAGCTACAGATGATGCTTCTATTAGTACTTATGGTCGTTATCAAAAGAGCTACGACTCCAATATCCGTTTTCTTGCAGATGTCGAGGATATTGTAGAGCGAGACTTAGCCTTACGCTCAACACCTAGAACGCAGCTTGACCAGATTACTTTTAGACTTGATAACCCTACAATGCCATCTGCCCAGCTAGACAACCTTATCAACCTGTTCTTTGGCGAGCCAGTAGTTATTACTAACCTACCCTTCAACATGTTCGAGGGGTACTTCTCAGGCTTTGTAGAGGGCATTTCACTTGCAGCAACTCCAACTTATGTTGATGCAACTATCTATGTCTCACCTACAGACTTCTCACTTATTGCGCCAACATGGGCGACAGTAATCCCAACCAATACCCTCTGGAGTGGCGTAAATGCTACACTACAGTGGTCTAAAGCGATCGGAGTAATAAACTAATGGCAACAACAACCCCTAACTTTGGTTGGGCAGTGCCAACCAGCACTGACTTGGTCAAGGATGGCGCAGTAGCCATTGAGACTTTAGGCGATGCAATCGATGCATCTTTACTTGATCTTAAAGGCGGCACGACTAACCAAGTACTCGCTAAGAACAGCAATACAGACATGGACTTTAAATGGGTTGCAGATGCTTCAGGCGGTGGCAAAGTACTGCAAGTAATTATGGGAACGACATCAAGTCGTGCAACTAATAGCACCACTACTTATGCAGACACCAATTTAACTGGCACAATTACACCAAGTTTAGCAACTTCTAAAGTGCTGGTGTTAGTGTCACAGAGTGGCTGCCAACGAAGTAATGGAAATACAGGAAATGCAATGTTTCTACAATTACAACGCGGCGGTAGTTCTATCGCTCAGATTTCTAACGAAGGTATGCAAACAGATACTGCTCTAAGACAAGGTGATTTCACCTATAACATTGCTTATTTAGACTCACCAGCAACAACATCAGCTACTACATACAAAACACAATTTAAGAACAGAGTTGCAGCTGCACTGGTCTCAGTCCAAGAAGCAAGCGAATTATCAACAATTATTCTCATGGAAATAGGTGCGTAATGGCTAAAGGTAGAGAAGTTTTAGAGATGCTTATTCCTCAAGGTGGTTGGTATATCTCTGGAGATGATTACGAAGGTATCCAGTTCCTAGAATGTGCGCCAATCACTAAGGCACAATTTACAGCTGGCATTGCTCAATATGATGCTTGGAAAGCGAACCAAGATGCTCAAGCAACAGCCAAAAAAGAAGCAGCGCAAGCTAAACTTGCTGCTCTTGGATTGACTGCTGATGATTTGAAGGCACTCGGATTATAAGTGAAACCAAGACTTTCTAGAGCTGCAATTCAATTAAGAGAGCAGTTTGATGATTCCTATCCAAGTCGTGACCGCACATCGGATGGCTGGATCGGTGATAGCCGACACGCATCTCGTCCTAGCGATCATAATCCCGATGCTAATGGCTGGGTTCGTGCCATCGATGTTGATCGTGATGTCAGTGGTCGGAACAAGCCAGACCTCATGCCAGATATTGCAGATCAGATTCGTCTCTTATGCAAGTCTAAAAGAGAAAAGCGCATTACCTACATTATCTTTGATGGTCGTATCGCCTCAAGCAAAAAGGCTTGGGCTTGGCGAACATACGAGGGCTCAAACAAACACAACCACCACTGTCATGTCTCGTTTTCGCAAGAAGCTGACAATGATGGTGCTTTTTTTCAAGTACCTATGTTAGGAGCCAGTAATGAATGAACTAAAGACAGCAGCAGGTTCTTGGGCTAGAGCCTTCTTAGTAGCAGTAATATCAATGGCA